TTGCTTTCTAGATTAGAGAGTACTGGCAAGATGCCTAAGATGCCTAAAGATACAGTTAAGCCTACTGTGGTTACTGGTCTTGAAGCTCTTGGTCGTGGTCAGGACTTAAACAAGTTAGCAACATTCTTACAATACCTACAGCCACTAGGTGCTGAGTTAATTCAGTCCGAAATGAACGTAGGTGATTATATAGACCGTCTCGGTGCAAGTCTGGGAATTGACACCAATGGTCTTATCAAATCGGATGAGCAAAAGGCTCAAGAAGCTGAAGCTGCAACTCAAGAACAGCAAGCAGCCCAAATGATGCAAACTGCTCAAGATATGGCAACAAAAGCAACGCCTGAAATGATGAAACAGATGGCGATGCAACAACAGGAATCCCAACAGGGATAATAAAATATGGCAGAAACTTTGAACACATTTGAAGAACAGGCACCTGATGAGGCGCACGAACAAGCTATGCTTGAAAAGGGTGAGCAACTAGAACAATCCGCAAGCCCTGAGCGACCAGAATGGTTGCCTGAAAAATTTAAAAACGCTGAAGACATGGCTAATGCTTATGCAGAGCTTGAGCAGAAACTAGGTCAACAGCAACAAGAAGAACAAACCAAAGAACCTAAAGAATATGACAATACGGACGATGCTGAGGCATCACAAGTAGCTCAGGCTTTAGATAATGTAGGTTTGGATTTTAACGTATTCCAAGATGAATATGCTGAAACTGGTGAACTTTCCCCTGATGCTTATAACGCATTAGAAGAGAAAGGTTTTAACCGAGAACTCGTAGACAGTTGGATTGCAGGTCAAGAAGCACTTGCATCAAAAACTACAAATCAAATCTATGATATGGCAGGTGGAGAGGAGCAATATTCTGGTTTAGTCCAGTGGGCTTCTGAAAACCTTTCTGAGTCAGAGATTGATGCGTATAACGCTAATGTGGAGTCTGGTGATTTATCTCTAGCACAATTTGCTGTTAGTGGATTGGTCGCAAGGTATCGTTCTGAAGTGGGCAATGAACCACAACTTGTACAAGGTGATAATGCCTCATCTTCAAGCGGGGCGTTCCAAAGCGTAGCAGAACTAACTGCTGCCATGCGTGACCCCAGATACAACAACGACCCCGCATATCGGAAATCGGTAGCTGACAAGCTATCTCGTTCCAAAGTGTTCTAAGTGTCTACTTTTAGGGGAGCTTCGGCTCCCTTAACTTAGAAAATTACGAAGCAATAACAAACTGAATGATTACCTTTGACCCTCTGCGGAGGACAATCTTAGAGAAAAGGATGTGAGGATATGCTGAGTAGAATTTAACTCAACTTAACTTTACTAAAAGGTAATTAATTATGGCTTTTCCAACAGACCAAACAGTTTCCCGTTTAGGGCAACAAAACGCAACAGGTGACGCTCGTTCCCTGTTTTTGAAACTATACGCAGGCGAAGTACTTACAGCTTTTGAAGAGCGTAACGTATTTATGCCTCTACACCGTACTCGTACTATTCAGAACGGTAAATCTGCACAATTCCCATTAACTGGTGCTGCGGTTGCAAAATACCACACTCCTGGTTCATTAATTGAAGCAGATGCTGTTAAGCATGGTGAGCGTGTTGTAACTGTAGATGACTTGCTAATCTCTAGCCAGTTCATCGCAAACATTGATGAAGCAATGAACCACTACGATGTTCGTTCAATTTACGCTAAAGAAGCAGGTTATGCTCTTGCTAACACAGCGGATAAGAACGTTGCTCGTATTCTTGCTAAATCAGCGGCAATTGATAACGCAACTAAAGCAGCAGCAGCTTTCGGTACTGCATTTAATGATGAAATCTATACTTCAAACATTACAATCGGTACAGTAACAGCAGACGCTACAAATGGTGCAAAGATTGTTGCAGCAATTTATGACGCTCTTGAAGAGTTTGATAAGAAAGACGTAACTGGCGACAAGGTATGTGTATTACCACCTGCTCAGTACTACGCTCTTCTTAATGCTACTGACGTTACTTCAGCTACATGGTTGAACAAAGACATTGGTGGTTCTGGTTCAGTATCAGCAGGTGTTGTTCCTCAAGTTGGTGGTGTTAGCATCTATATGTCTAACCACATTCCACAGACTGATGAATCTACAACTGGTTTAACTCCTGACCCAACTTCACGTGCGGGTGCATATAAGTCTAACTTCTCTAAACTACGTGGTCTCATCTTTACTGCTGATGCCGCTGCTACAGTTAAGCTTATGGATTTAGGTGTTGAATCCGAGTATCAAATCGACCGTCAAGGTACATTGATGGTTGCTAAGTATGCTATGGGTCATAACATCCTACGTCCTGCGTGTGCAATTTCACTAAACGC